TTTTGGAAATGATGCTCGTCAATTCTTTGCTACTAAAGATATTAGAGAAATGCCTAGTAATTTATTAAATAATTTAGTAGCGGAATTCGCTGGAGGACTACAATCTGGTGAGAATTTTTCTGATACTAGATATGCTTTAACACGACTTGCTGAGTTGTCTAAACTAAAAGGAAGCAGGTTTTCATTAGAAGAATTTTTTAGATTATTTTTTCAACAAGAAGCAGTTGTCGAGTACGGTAAAGAATCTATGTTTGTTATAGGTAATTCTTCTAGTCTAATTGGTAACGAATCACTCAAATTTATTCAAAATAATGAGTTATATCAAACATTTGGATTATTGATTAAATCTGCATTAGGTGTAGCGAAATGGAGAGAATTATATAAAAAGTTTGTTCATCCATCAGGTTTTTATTTTGCAGGACAAGTTACATCTGACACCGAAGCATCTATTTTCCCTTTTGATCAACAGATTGTTATTCCAGATGAATCTGCTGATCCTCTATATATATCTGAAGCTATTACTACGATGCAAACTCCATTTACACAATTGACATTATTACTTCAAGGTAACGGATTTAGATCAGATTTAAATCAATTAGTAAGTACATATCAAGATCTCACACCAGCACAATTAAATACTAAATACCATTCATTTAAACAACTTATAACACCAAACTCATTTACTTTAGATGATTCTAATATTCGTGATAGCGCTGGAACTGCTTCACCTGATTTCTCATTAACACTAGAAACAATGGATAACGAAATATTTACTAGACAATTATCTGACTCGACTTTCTAGTATAAATAACACTATTACTTAGGATATAACATGGCTAAACAAAATATTAATACGGGTTCTTCGGCAAATGATGGTACGGGTGATACTCTTCGTGCTGCAGCAATTAAAGTAAATGCAAACTTTCAAGAAATATATACGCAATTGGGTGGTAATACACTAAGTGCATTAGTTAAATTAAAAGATTCAGCAGGTACCGGTGCAGTTATTTTCGAAGGAAGTAGCGCAGATTCTCATGAAACTACATTGATTGCGACAAATGCTACTGCTGATAGAATTATACAAATACCCAATGCTACTGGTATTATAGTTCTTAAAGATACAACAGATATATTAACAAATAAAACTTTAACATCACCAGTTATAACATTACCACAAATTAACGATACTAGCTCTAATCACAAATATACATTGATTCCTGGCGAGTTATCTGCTAATCGTAATATAAGATTACCAGTTTTAGGAGATAGCGATACTATAGTGTTTTCAGCATTGGCTCAGACATTAACAAATAAAACTTTAACATCTCCTAAAATTGGTACATCTATAAATGATACTGCTGGTGCAGAATTAATTAAGTTTACAGCAACTGGAAGTGCAGTTAATGAATTAACAATCGCTAATGGCGCATCTGTAGCAGGTCCTGCATTATCTGCAACTGGAGGCGGAGCAAACTTAAATATAACACTTGCATCTAAAGGTACTGGATCTGTTAGTATATCTAAAGCTGCATATGGAGCTTCTACTATAACAGCCAATGGTAATGCATCAATAGCAGCAACTTTAATAATATGTAACAAATCATCGGCATTAGCTGTAGCTTTGTTAAACGGTACAACAACTGGTGAATTTAAAATCTTTTCTAATAAAGGAAGTGGACTAGCCACGGTTACACCAGCTAGTTTTGCAAATGGAACTTCATTTGCATTAACAACTAATCATGCTACTCAATGCATCTGGGACGGAGCTAAATGGTTTATGTTAAATGGTGCAGATTCATCAGATAACGGTATAAGTATAACTTAAGGAATATAAAATGACGGCAATAATCACAGACCCATTTAAGAAACAGTTAGTTCAAACTATATTTCAAGAAGTTTCTTTTCCAGATTCAGCTTCAACACATAAGTATTATCTAGGAATTGGTAAATCTGAGCAATGGAATAATACAGAAACAGTTCCTGCTGCAACAGACACACCAAGAAGTATAAGAAATGTAAGAGCCGGTCTACAATCAATTAAATCTGCAAATGATGTTACATTCACAATTCCAAGATATAATTGGTCTTCTGGTGGAATATATTCAGCGTATAGCGACGATCTTTCGGCTATTCCATCAAATAGTTATTATGTTTTAACCGAAGATAATCAAGTTTATATTTGTTTACAACAAGGCAAATCATCAACTGGCGCACCTAGTACTTCTACTGTAAAACCAGCTGGAACAACTAATAAACCGTTTAAAAGCGGTGATGGTTATGTTTGGAAGTTTTTATATACATTGAGCGCTGCTCGAGCTAGTAAATTTCTATCAGCAAATTTTATACCAGTCGAAAAGGTATTGTCAGCTGCGACTTTAGGACGTTCACACTCTGTATTAGAAACCCAACAAAAACTAGTTCAAGATTCATCGGTTCCTGGTCAAATAATTGGAATTGCTATTACGAGTGGCGGAAGTGGTTACACTGGTGATGCACCCACAGTAACTATTACTGGTGATGGAGTTCGTGCTGCAGCTACTGCTACAATTTCAGGTGGAGCTGTAGTTAAAATAGAATTAGATTCAAGTACTGATAGCACAATGGCGATGGGACAAGGATATAATTTTGCAAGCGTATCCTTTAATAGTGGTGCTGCAACTGCAATAGTTATTATAGGACCTGATAGTGGAATGGGAAATGATCCTAGAGACGAATTAAAATCTACATCATTAATGTTTAATACTAAACCTGCAGGTATTGAAGATAGTAACTTTATAGTAGGACAAGACTTTAGACAAGTCGCTCTTATCCGCGATCCTAAAAAGCATATTGCGGATTCTGATTTTACAAATGCTAGTGGTAAAGTTTTATCGTTTTTAAAATTAACAGCAGCTGCTAATACATCTTTCTTAGATGCGACAATAACAGGTGGAACTTCAGGTGCCAAGGCTATAATTGATGAAGTAGATAGTGATAGAATATATTTTCATCAATCTGAATTTACTGGATTTAAAGCTTTCGGAGAAGGTGAAGCAATAACTGGTGGTGGAACTTCAGGAACTTTAGTCGCAGCTGGAGTAGATGGCGATGCAGACGCTTTTACTAAAGATGATGTAAATAAACTATCCGGACAAATATTATATATAGAAAATAGAGCGCCAGTAACAAGGTCTGCTAATCAAACAGAAGATATAAAAGTTGTGATAACACTTTAAGGAAATAAAATATGGCTACTACACTTACAGAAACCGTCTTTAAAACTACATATAAAGATGATTTTGCCGATAGCGCAGGATTTCATAAAATCTTATTTAATTCAGGTAAAGCATTACAAGCTCGTGAATTGACGCAATTACAATCAATACTTCAAAATCAAATACAAAGATTTGGTAATAATATATTTAAAGAAGGTGCAGTAGTTAAACCAGGTGGCGCAAATATAAATCCTAAGTATGAATTTGCTAAATTAGACACTACAACTAATACTCTTCCAACTGATACTACTTCTATAACTACAGCAGCAAGTTCTGCTAATCTTTTCACTGGTCAAACATCTTCAATACAAGTTAAAGTGTTACAAGTTGTTAGTGCAACTGGTTCAGATCCAGATACTTTATACATTCAATATATGAATACTGTTTCTTCTTCTGGAACTACAACTGTGAGATTAACACCAGGCGAAGTAATAAACAATGGAACAATTAACTTAACAGTACAGTCAACTAATACAGCTGCAAATCAAGCAACTGGTGTAGGAATACTTGCAACATTAGCATCAGGCATATATTATGCTAGAGGGCACTTTGTATTCACTGAAGACCAGTCGAAAGTTATTTCAAAATATTCTGATAATAAAACAACTAATATAGGATTTAAATCAGTTGAAGATGTTGTGTCAGCAATTGACGATAACTCATTATTTGATAATCAAGGAGCAGCACCTAATTTAACTGCGCCAGGCGCCGATAGATATAGAATTAAATTAACAATAGCAGAAGAAGCTGATATTGACTCTGATGAGAACTTTATTCATGTAGCAACTATTAAAAAAGGTCAAATATTTAGTGCAATAGACGCTAATAGTTCTTACAATATTCCAGCTGATGTTATAGCTAAAAGAATAAATGAAAATTCTGGTGATTACATTGTAAAACCTTTTACAGTAAAATTTGAATTAGATTCAGCTACT